GGTTACGACTTTACTAAGTGGGAACTTTTAGAACTTAGTATGGTTGCAGTTCCTTGCAATCCTAATGCAGTCCAAAGAGCTTTTGATGAAGGTAAAATATCAAAGGCTTTTTTTGATGCTATAAACAAAAACAATGAGGAGGATATTGAAAATATGAAAGTAGAAGATGTTCAAGCTTTAATAGATAAAGCAGTTGACTCAAAAGTAACAGATATAAAGAAAACTCATGAAACAGAATTAGCAGGCAAGACAAAAGAAATTGAAACACTATCAACCCAAATCAAAGATTTAGAAGATGAGATTAATGGGAAAGGTGGAGCTTCACATTCAAAGGCAACAATTGAAGCAATAACAAAAGCATGTGAGGGAATAAGCACACATGTAAAAGCATTGCAAGATATGTGTTGTAAAGCATCTGATAATGAACCAGATGGTGATGAAGAAAAGGAATATACAGACGAAGAAATTCAAAAAATGGTAGCAGCCAATGTAGAAAAAATGATGAAGGAGGCAAAATAATATGCCAAAATTAACACAAAAAGAATTAGAAGCTGTAATAGCTGGAACAACTGAAGCAATTTTAAAAGAGAAGGGGTTCACTAATACTATTAACAAATTAAAGTTCAATGAAAAACCAATTGATGAAATGAGTAAAGAAGAAAAAACACTTAAATACTTCCTAGCAAAGATGGATAATAATAGAGCTGACATTGCTAAATATTGTGGTGGAATTTCAAAAGATTTAAGTGGAGGAACAGCAGGAAGTGGATCAGAATTACTTCCAACTGAATTCCAAACTGATATTATAGATAGAGTTTTAGCTGATCCAATTGCTTTGAGAAATAAATGTACAATAGTTCCAGTAACTTTTAGAGGTGGAACATGGCCAGTAGGTTCTACTGGAGTAAATCTTACGTGGGAAAATAGTGATACTAATCCACTTACGCCAACAGCACCAACATTCACTAGCTTAAACTATAGTGTAATTAGATTAGACGGATATACTGCGATTGCAAGAGATTTAATGGCAGATACACCAGTTAATCTTTATGGTTACTTAGTTAAACAATATGCTAAAGCATTTGTTAAAGCAGAGAACCTTGCAATTATGGTGGGTACTGGAACTAATCAACCTCAAGGTATTATAAATGCATCAGGAATTAAGACTGTAGCATGTGTTAATGCAGGAACTACTAATATTTTAACTGCTGATGATATGGTATCTTTACCATTTTCAATTGATGTAAATTGGAGAGATGGTGGCTGTTATTACATGAATACTGGTGCGGTAAGACAAGCTAAGTTATTCAAAGATTCTCAAGGAAGATATTTATGGACTAATGGAGATGTCCAAGCGGGAGTTCCTGCTAAATTCAATGGCTATCCAGTTCAAGAGTTTACAGCATTATTCCCAGAGAATCTTACTGTAAATGCAAAGGCTACATGTTCAGAAATGGTATTCGGAAACTTAGAATATTTCTACTTATTCGATAAAATGGAAATGGGTTCAGAAATGAATACTCAATCAGATCAAGCATTTAAAAATCATGAAGTCCTAGTGAAAATGTGGGAAAGAATTGATGGTAAAGCTGCAATTCCTGCTGCCTTTGCATTGCTTACAGGATTCTTAAAATAATAAATAAATAAAAGGCTATGAATTAATTTTTTATAGCCTTTCAAAAGGAGTCAATATGAAAATTAAATTATTAACTTTCGTAGCAAGGCAAGAAGCCGGAACTTTAACGGATTTAAAAAGTGGTGACATAATCAATATTGATGAAACAGTCGCTGAAAAATTAATAAAAGCTGGAAAAGCAGAATTTCAATTTTAAGGAGGAATTATTAAATGAAAATAGTTAAATTTATAAAACCATTAGATGGGTACAGAATAGATGATTGTGCAAGTTTTGAGGATGCAGTAGCAGACAGAGTTATAGCTGCTGAATATGGATATGAAATTAAATTGGAAGAAACAAAAGCAGTAGATCCAAACGCTAAAAAGTAGGTGGTATAAATGCCATTAACAACTATACAAAAATGTAAAAATTATTTAGGAAATTCTTATCTAGATGTTACAGATGATTTCTTAAATGATTTAATTGAAGATGTTCAGGTAACTATTGAAAATTACTGTCATAGACATTTTGATGTTAACACTTATACAAGTGAACAACATAATATTAATCACAAGATATTCCCGAGAGAAACTCCTATTGTATCAGTAATAAATATAGCTAGATTGGATGGGAATGTAGATAACACAGTTCCAGACAATAATGGGATGAATAATTACAGGCTATTTCCTAGTTATGTAGAATTACTTGATTATAAGTATATGACTATGGGTAATCGGCTTAAGTATGTTAATTCAGAAGAAAGTTATGTTGAAATAACTTATACCGCTGGCTATGATACTCCACCAGCTGATTTAAGTTTAGCAGCAACTAAGTTAGTTGTTATGGAATATAAAGAAAGCAGAGAAAACAGACTTGGAGTAGAACAGGAACGTGAAGGAGATGTACAATACACATACTCTAAAAAGGATTCACAAATGCCAGTTAATATTAGTGCTGTATTAGACCGTTACAAGAGGGTATCACTATGAGGCATGATGATATATGTATAATAACAAGAACTACCACTGGAAAGAATCCTATAACTCATATTGCGGCAACTACAACTACAACTTTTTCTGATAGTCCAATAAATTGTAGATTAGGTAGATCAAGTGGAACACTAGTACAAGGACAACCACAAGGTACATTCACTAAACAATTAAGACTCTATATACCTAATGTATTAGCTGATATTAAAAGTGGTGATATAGCCGCTGTAACAGTATCAAAATTGAATACTACTAGTAAATACACTGTGGGTAATATATATTATCCTAATAATCATCATATTGAAGCTGATGTAACTTATAAATCTGAGGTGTAATTATGGCAGATGATGAATTTAAAATTGAAGGATTAGAAGGTATGCAAAAGGCTTTAGCAAGTATAACCAACAAATATCCAGAAGAAAAAGGAAAAGAATTATTAAAGCTTGGTTTAATGTTAGAAGCTGAATTAAAGCCACTAGTCAATGTAGATACTGGAAGGCTGAGAAGTTCGATAAATAGTCAAATTATAGACGGTGACAGTGTAGAAACTGGAACAGATGTAGAGTATGCACAGGCTGTTAATGATGGACATACTCAATCGGCTAGATTTTTACCAGCTGAATATCTAAAAGGTGCTAGTGGTAATGGTGTAATGTTAAGTGAAAAATTTATACCCGGTGAACATTTTATGGAAAATGGATTTCAAATGTTTGAGCCAAAGGCAGAAAAAGAACTAGAAAATTGGATTCAGCAAATGTTAGACAAAATTAGTGGGTGAAAATTATGATAATGGAAATTATAACTGCTATTAGTACTTTAATAGCACAAAAAAATGATCTAACTATATATATACAAAATGTCGGAGAAGGTTTTGAAAGACCTTCTTTTTTGATTTCTCATATTAATAGTGCAACAAATGATTTAAATAGAGAAGTTATAGACAACAACATATTTATTCAAATAGTTTATTATGCACCATGGGATGAATATGAAAATGTAGATGCAGTTAACCAATATACAATGCATGACACATTAAAAGGGATATTCAAGAAAGGTTATTTTTTTGTAGGTGATAGAGCAGTAAAAATAACTCAATTAACTGGAGGTCCTCGTGATGCTGAAATATATTTAACTCTAAATCTTACTATAACAGAACAAAAGCAAGATGATGTACAACCAGCACAAGTTGCTACCGATGTACAAGTTAATTTAAAAGGAGGAATCGAATAAATGGGATTACCTAATATACAAATAATTTTCAAGCAAGCTGGAACAACAGCCATTTCAAAAGGTGACAGGGGAATAGCAGCCTTAATTCTTAAAGATGCAACTAACAATGGATTAATAACAATGAATGATGTTACTGAAATTCCAAGCAATTTAAGCACATACAACAAAAAACAATTGAGTGATGCTTGGGTTGGTGGAGTTAATATACCATTAAAAGTTATAGCCTTTGTTGAATCAACAGCGGCTACAGATTATGTGGCAGCTATGGCAGCATTAGAAGTGATCAAATGGAATTACTTAGCGGTACCAGGAATAACAAGTGGAGATGCAACAACTGTTTCTACTTGGATTAAAGGCCTAAGAGATAATAAAGATACTATGGTTAAGGCGGTATTACCAAACACAACAGCAGACCACGAGGGAATCATAAACTTTGCTACTGATGATATTGTAGTGGGTGCAACTACTTACGACGTGGCAGATTATTGTGCTAGAATAGCAGGGTTGTTAGCTGGAACACCATTAACTATGTCAGCTACTTACCAAACATTACCAGAAGTTACGGACGTTCCTCATTTATCAGTATCGGCGTTTAATACTGCAATAGATGCAGGTAAGTTTGTATTAATGAACGATGGTGTGAAAGTTAAAGTTGCAAGAGCAGTTAATTCGTTAACAACTACTACAACAGATAAGGGGAGTAACTACAAGAAAATCAAGTTAGTTGATATCATGGATCAAATACATGATGATATCAAAACAACTATTGCTGATTCTTATATCGGTAAAGTTTCAAACGGTTATGATAATAAATGTATTCTAATAATTGCTATATTAGCTTATTTGGCAGAGTTAGAAGCTTCTAATTTATTAGATGTTGGTTCAACAGTAGCAATAGATATAGCAGCACAAACATTATATTTAGTTTCGGTTGGAACGGATACGACAACAATGACAGCACAAGAAATTAAACAAGCTAACACAGCGGATAAAGTATTTTTAGCATCAACTATAAAGATTTTAGATGCAATGGAAGACTTTACATTTAATGTTGGAATATAAGGGAGGGATAAATAATTATGAATGCTGAGAATATAATTAATGGTACATGGAGCCAATTGTGGATAGATGGTGACAAAGTTTCAGAAGCCTATGGACTTCAAGCAAAAGTAACAGTTCAAAAAACAGCAGTTAATATAATCGGAAAACTTGCAGAAGATACTAAAACAACTGGTATTCAATGTAAAGGTACTTTAAAACTTCACAAAGTAAGTTCAAGAATGATATTAAAAATATCAGACAATATTAAAAAAGGCAAACAAACAGTTTGCACGTTGGTAAGTGCTTTAGATGATCCAGATTCATACGGAGCGGAAAGACTATGCATAAAAGATGCTAAGTTTGACGAACTTACATTAACAGATTGGGAAGCTAAAAAGAATGGTGAAGAATCTATTGCATTTACATTCACAGAATGGACTTACTTAGATACAATTACACCACAATAATAAAAAGGGGCATTGTGTCTCTTTTTTAAATTTAAAAATAAATTAAATGGAGGAATCATTTATGAATATAGTAGAAAAATTATTAAAATTAGATGCAGGAACATTAGTTATATCAAGTAGAGAGGTGAAAGTTGATAAGTTAAGTGAAGCACTAGGAGAAGATGCAATGTTTACTTGTAATCCAGTAACGCTTGACAGATATAATGAAATTCAAAGCAATGCTATTAATTTCGATAAAAAGGGGAATGTAAAAGGTATAAATACTGGAAATATGCAACTAGAAATGGTTTTGGCTGGCGTGCCTGAAATTAAAGACAAGGATTTATTAACACATTTTAATGCATCAACACCAGAAGAACTTTTAAAGAATCCTTTACTGTTTACACCAGGAGATATTTCTAAACTTGCAAATGCGGTTTCAGAATTAAGCGGAATAAGTGAGATTGAAAAGGCTGATGAAGAAATAAAAAACTCTTAGAAACTGATGGAGAAGTACAAGCAATGTATTATGCTTGGAAATTACATAATATATCTCCAGCAGTTTATTTTAATTATGGATATGGCGAAAAGAAAATAATTAGTGTTTTTCTAGATAAAGAAATTGAAGAAATTAATAAAAATCAACAATGATCATAGTATATATTCCTTTAAAAGGTGTATAATGTAATAAACGACTTTTAAGGGGATGAAAATATGAGTAAAAAAATGACAGGTACAGAAGCAGGAACAAATGCTCTTGCATTAGGTGGACTTGCACAACTAAGCAGAAACAAAAATATCAATAATGCTGGCGGTGTACTTGGCATTGTAGGGGTTATTTTGCTAATTGGGGAATTAATCAAATTTACTGTAGGATGGTTAATAATTAAGCCTTGCATACTTATATTTAAAGTATCATGGATAGGTTTTAAATATATTGCTACAATTAGTATTGCAATTAGTTTGACTTTATTTCAATATCTAAACAAAGGTGTTATGAAATTAATTAATAATTATAAAACTAAATAATTCAAAAATTCAAGAATTACTGAAAAGTAGTTCTTTTTTTATGCTCAAAAGTGGGGGGAGGTGAATAGATAATGGCTATGCAATTAAGTGCAATAATGAATTTAACAGGAAATTTTGCAGCACAGATACAGAAGAATATTGATTCTATGAAAGGTATTACAGACCAAGCAAAACAAGCGGGTAATTCAATTAAAACTGCTTTTTCAGAAACAAACATTGGACAAGGATTAACAAAAGGACTTTCTCAAACTAGAGATGCTTTTGGAGCAGCTGGAATTGCAAGTCTTGGAT